TAAATTCCACTATTCTTATATCGCTCGTTGTCAGACCGCCAAATACAGACGGCCAGGATACTTGTACCCAAAATCAACCTCTAAACTTTTCAAATCACCCCTTGACTTTTTATTAGCAGGCTTTCCGGCTATTTCAAATCCCGAGTAAATCCAGATCCTGTACCACATTTCATCCCGCCGCCACCCGATCGAGGATGACGTACTTCGTATCAGAGAGCCGGTACAGCACTACAAGGTCACCTGCCTTCAAAGGTTCGATGTACTTGGTCCTGTCATGAAAGCCATGATCCTTGTCGATACTGGCATCCACTTCATACGCCATTGGTTTCAAAAGTCGGTCCGGGATGTACAGGTCTGCGCTTGAAAGATCCAGGTCACCGGTTTTGCAGGAGCTTTCTCCTGTCATTCTTCCCATCTGAAGACCTGGGGTATTGCTCACAGCTCCCTGCTTTCTCATCATCCCTACCATGTCGCTCTGCCAACTCATGTCTCCTCCTCATCAGATGACTCCACCGTGTTCATGAGAGAATCGAATGAGATCTCCAGTTCCATCTGGTGCACGCCGTTCTACCAGGTGTGGGTATCCGACTTGATGAAATACTTTCCATAAAGTCCTGTCGCACCGTCATGAACAACAACAAAGTTCCCGGCAAGGCAGTGCACATCCCCAACCGCCAAGATCCGGATGGACTGTGTCGGCCTGGTATGGATCTGCTTTGCTGCAGCAGTATTCGCATCCGTGCCTTCCTCCTGGGTGTAGGTCTCCTGAAATACGCCGTAGGAGGAAATACTCGAATCATCCTGCACCACGCCGATCTTCTCGTTGGTATCACTGAAGATCTCAACTCGGTTGACGATATCATCAACGGATTCCAGAATGTCAGACTCTGTGATGCTTCGTGTGTCGGACAGCGTAAAGCCCTGAATGATCCATTCTGCCTTCTTTACACAGAGTCTTCCTTCACCGTCCACGGAGAGTATGTAGTTATCGCCGGTCTGGTCATGCGCCTTGGTGTATGCTGCCATGATGATGTCGTAGTAGGACATGTCGCTGCAGAGCATCGAGGGGATCGGGACCTTTGTCTCATAGATCGCACCAGCGTCAAGCCCCATCTCCTGACACATGAGGGCTGCAACTCCTTCCGGCGAGGTATTCTTGAAGTTCTTTGTCGTCCTCGACTTCGTCATCTGATGAACGGCATCGTAGGCGGTGTAGGTGATCGTACCGATCTGGGAGGAGCGCTCCACTGCCAAGATATGGCCCGTGAAGACAGGGCTCTTACCCTGCGAAAGGTATGCCGTCACCATGTCCCCGCAGGCAATCGCCGGGAGTTTCAAATCCGGGTCATATGGGGCATTCAGGTAGTCGAAAGAGAGCTTCCTTCCAGACTCGGCATAGTCACCGGACCACTCCAGCTTCGAGCAGGCGTTTGTGATGTCATAGGTTGCTCCGGTACTTTTTGAAATCAGATGGACATAGATCATGACGCCTCCTTTCTGCTCCTTTTCGAGTGGATTCCACGCATTTTGGCTTGAAGATCAGCTTTCTGTCTTGTATGTGGCAACGGCGTTCTTTTCACTCTGCGATTACGATTCGGTTCTCGGTATGGTCAGCTGCATGCCGGGATAGATCCTGTTCGGGTTGCTGCCAATGACATCCCTGTTTCTTTCATAGAGTTCATTCCATGAGGAGGACCCTGTCATCTTTCTTGCAATCGATGCGAGGCAGTCCCCCTTCTTCACCGTGTATACACTTTCCTGAGGTGAATCCTCGGTGGCCCTTGTGAGCTCCTTGGAGATGGTGTTCTCTTTGGTCTCACCGATCCGGACAACATCGGAAGAGGGAACGGAGATGGGCCGGTGTTCCTTAAAACTGATGTCGAAATACACGTCACCCGAACCATCGTTTTCCTTATACTCAAAAGACGGGATACGGACCCGAAAGGACCCGACACCCGTCAGAATCAGTCTTGCTGTAGAACTCCTCATGATCTTCTGGACTGTGTCCACACATTGCATGGGAGCAGCAGACCTGCAGTCGCAGTAATAAGGATCGAAGTTTTTGGGGAAGAAGCTCGAGAATGAAAACTCGTCCAGTGTTCTCTTCCCACCTAGATCCACCTCGCCGATGGCATTTACCGTTACAGTCTCGATATCTCTACCAAGCCGGATGCTGTATTCAGCCGGAAGGACCGGGAACCTTAAGGATCTGCTCCCCGACTTAATCCAGATCTGCATACTATCCTCCTCTCCAGATCATGATTCTCTTCTTCATATCAGCCTCCTGATATTCAGCCTCCTGCGGGAACTGTGCCCATGTTGTCGCTGGCAGCCATGAGCTTCCGGACCAGCATGTTTCCAATCCTGTCGATGTCTGCCTCCTCACGTACCACAATGGAATCCGAAAGCTTTGCGATTGTGATGTTCGGACGCACGGTATCTCTTTTTGCCATCTGCACTGAAGCATCATGGGGATACACGCGGGAGCCCCTGGGAAGATCAATGATCTCACCGCCGCGCTCCGATACCTGGGCGATACCGCCCTTCCAATCCTGCGTGCCTCTTGCAAGCTGAGGAATCGTTGGGATGCCCACGGAAAAGCTCTTGCCGCCGATCACCGGCACCCAGTCAGGGATCGTAAAGCCCATCCCGTTGATCACACCAATGACGGCGTTGATCGCTCCGGATACCCCATTGATGATGCCCTTTGCGATCCCGGTCAGGGTCTCAAAGATTCCGGAGAAGATATCCACGACACCCTGCCATGCCTTCTCCCAGTCACCCGTGAAGACACCGGTGATGAAATCGACGATGCCGCCAAAGATCTTTTTCACTCCATCTACAATCGGTTTGATACCTGTCATAAGGCCTTTCACTGCGCCGATAATGACACTGATCGCGGTCCCAATCACTTTCCCGGCCAGGGTGAAAGCACCGCCAAGCACCGTCCCGACTACTGTTGCAATCTTCCCGACGACCTCTCCAACCTTCCGGCCAAACTCCTGGATCTTGGGGCCGTGCTTTTGAAGAAAGTCCGCTGCTTTCCTGAACACATCTGTAAGAACAGGCAGGATCTTCCTGATGTACGGCATGAGCGGCTGGATCGCCTTCTTAATCGCCTCAAACCCTGCTCCAATGCCGGATTTTGGTCCGGATCCATCTGCCGTCTCAGAGAAGCCCTGCCTGAAGCCATCGGCGAAGTTCTTCACTGCACCGACCACTGCCTCAATCGCCTTCCCGACAGCCTTGAAGAGATCAATCAATGGCTGGAGCCTTGTCTTTGCCTTCTCGAATGCTGCCATGATCTTGTCCCAGTTCTTCCAGACAAGGATCGCAGCAAGGACAATTCCGGCAAGGATCCCGATCACGACAGCCGCCGGAGAAGTGAGTGCAGCGAGGATTCCTCCAAAGAGCTTCCCGCCAGCCCCTGCAGTTGCAAACACGCCGCCGAGCTTCCCGCCAGCTACCATCAGGCCGTTGATGAATACGCCAATCTTGGAAATGCTGGATACCATCTTGCCAAAGATGACAAGAACAGGACCGATTGCCGCGGCGATCAGAGCGATCTTCTCGATATGCTGCTGCTCCTTTGGGCTTAAGTTATTGAACGCATCAATCAGATCCGTGACCTTTTCGATGAAGGGCTGGACCGCACCGCCGATTGTCTGCCCGATGTTGTACTTAAACACATCGAAGGTCGACTTGAGTTTCTCCATCGAGCCGCCTACACCGGACATGAGAGCGTCCGACATGGACTGGGCGGATCCGGAGGAGTCATCGATGCTGCTGCTCAGAGATTTGAAGTCCGAAGGGGACGCCTCGATCAGTGTCAGCCACTTGGCCATCTGGTTTTTGCCAAAGATTGCGGATGCAGCGGACATCTTCTCAGAATCAGAAAGGCCGCTGAAAGCATCATGCAGATCCTCCTGAACCGTCAGCATGTCCTTCATCTTGCCATGGGAATCAAACACGTTTACGCCGAGCTTTTCCATCCACTCGGATCCATCCTTGGCGGGTGATGCCAGTCTTGCGATACCGGTTTTCAGCGCATTGGCGCCTTCCGAACCGGTGATGCCCGCATTGCCAAAGATACCGGTAATGGTAGCAAGATCAGACACCGACCAGCCGACAGAGCTGATCACAGGACCTGCCTCACTCATTGCTTCGAACAAGTCGCTCGTGGTGGTATTTGCAGATGCCTGCGCTTTCGCAAGAACATCTGCATAAGTCGAAGCCTCAGAGGACTGTGCACCAAACATCTTCAGTGCATTACCCAGACCGCCTGTGACCTCAGAAAGGTCAGTGGCCGTGCCGGAAGCCAGCGCAAGGGAAGGCGTCAGCATATCGCTTGCCTCCTGGGCGTTGTATCCCTGCCGTGCAAAGTTGAGTGCTGCGTCCGCAGCATCCTGCATACCGAACGTTGAATTCGATGCCGCGTCTTTCATGGCAGAACTCAGATCCCCGGTCGCCCATGCTGCATCACCCATGGTTGCCTGCACGAGCTTCATGGACTTGTCCACCTCGCCAAACTCATTTGTGGCGGTCACGCCAAGACCGACAAGCGGAGCAGTTACGGCTGCCGAAAGGCCGGTACCCACAGAGGCAATCGACTCTCCGGTCTGCCCGACCTTCTTCCATGCGCGCTGGGCGGATTTGGAGCCGTTTGTCAGGGCATTGATCTATTTTTCGAAGTTCTGCGAGAAGTTGTCCACCAGAGAGAAGACAACGTCGATATGTTTTTCACTCACAGCCCTGCCTCCTTTCTGGCTTCTTCATAGTCCTCTGCTTCGATCTGGATAAAGCACCGCATCAGCATTCTGTCCCAGTAGCATGCATCAAAGTAAACGGACGGAGGGAGGTGATGGTTCACAAAGAGGTAGTACATCGCCTGAAAATCTCCGTCCGTCTGGATCAGTTTTTTACGTTCTTATAGCTGATGCCGTCTTCCTCTGCATCCGTGGTTTCAATTCCTGCATCCTCCGCATCAACGAACCCGGAAAGATAGCCCACGATCTGTGCCATCTTTGTCAGTTCGCCGCCGGGAAACAGGATCTTCACAAGGTCCTTTGGGGTTGCAGCGCCAAAGTGCTTCTGTAGTGCCTCGTCCTTCACATCGATTCCCTCGATCGCATCCGCGACGAGCATTGCCTGTGCGTCATACCCTCTGGACGCCTCGTAATTCCCCGACTTGTTTGTGCTGTGTCCCGCGATGTCGGAATAGAGGGATCCGGGGAGGGAGTGGAGTGTTACCATCGTCTTCTCTCCCAGCTTCTTAGAGAGAGTCGGTGCATACACCTCCATCTTCTTTGCCGCGGTCATGTCTCCGCGATCCAGTTTCATCAGCTTCTCAGCAAGCGTTCCTGCCATCAGTGCACCTCCACTTTGTCAAGGAAGTCGAAATCCTCAAACGTGAAGTCGTAGGACTCCTCCGAAAGGTTTGCAGCCTTCCAGTCAAAAAACGTAATCTTGCTCGGCTTGCAGGCGTAGAACACGGCCCGCTCTGCTCCGAGTGCATCGGGATCATCCAGCTTGATCAGGATCTTGTAGGAAGGGGTCTTTCCCTCCTTCACGCAGTTTGCCACCTTGTCCGCGATGTTTGAGCGGACGTGATGGAGCTTGATCGTGATCTTGCCTTCGAGCTTCGTCATCTTCTTCCCGGCAAAGAGCTTTCTTACCCGGGAGACATCGGAGTAGGTGATGTCCACCTCAGCCTTTGCCTCCTCCACTTCTGCCAGGTACTCATCATCGAACCACACCTCTCCATAGGTGCCGTTCATAACCCGGTTGCTGTCATAGTTCTTCATGCTTTTTCACCTCCTCCCATCAGATCGTGATGTCGAGATCGATATCCTCGATCGCATCCAGGACAGAAATCACGGCCTTCAGGAACACATGGGATCCGGTGTTGGCGCGCTTGATCTCATCATCTGTGCAGTCATCCACTGCCTTCTCGATGGCTCCAGCTGCATTCGGAATGACAGCAGGCTTCCCGATACTCTTGAGATACGTTCTCTGCGCATCCACATCAATCGAGCACTCCCTCGCGGAGAGCACGTCATCATCGATGAGGGTGTCAAAGTACGCATTGATCGCGGTGACCAGGAGCAGCTTGTTGTCATAGGTGTTTGCAAACTTACCAACGTAGTCGTTCTCGATCGTCTGCCGGATGTCGTGCTGGATAAGATCCAGGGCTTCCACGATCTTGATCTTCTTGAACGAGTCACCCTTTCCCCAAGCCGTGGTGACAAAGGAATTGACGGCACGGTCGAGCTTTACCTTTTCGCCATCCCAGAAGGCAAGGAGCTTTCCTGCTCCGACTGCTGTGTTTCTCTCCTCCTTTGTGAGTCTTGTGCAGTCGACGAAGTCCTCCAGCGGTGCATAGGTTGCAGAGTAGGCGATTCCGGTGCCGGCAAGCAGGCCTGCAATCCTGGCCGTTCCCTGCCCCGGGGTGACATCCACAATATTTGTGGAGATCGTCCCATCATCCGCTGTGGTGGAGACTGCCCTCTTAAGAGCTGTTGTCCAGTTGATGACGCCATCGGTATCTGCAGCCTGGTTCGAGAGAACCACCTTGGTCTTCTTGTGCTCGTTCGTCCGAAGCGCCTTTACCCAGGATGCAATCTCCTCGCCCTTCCCATCCGTCTCCGCATAAGGCCAGGCGATGTAGTCCGCATCCTCCGACTCAAAGTAGGTCTCTGCAGCTTTGTAGTTTTCTGTCATGTCCTTCTCAGAAGTCATGACGTAGGCGATGACCTTCTTTGGCGCATTGGTGTATCCCTTCAGGGCGTCAAGAAGAAGCTGCTGGTTGAGCTTCGACAGCGTGCTGGGGATGTCCTATGCGGAAAGGATCGACGTGACAGACGCTGCAGTATCCTTCAGAACAACAGCGGCGATTCCCCGATTTCCTCTTGTGATTGCCGATACACCAAGCTCCGTGAAGGTGATCGTTATACTCGGCGATGTAAGTTTAGACATTTTCTTCCTCCTTCAATAGTGTGCGCAGAAAAACGTCCTGCATCTTCTCATCCGGTGTCTCCTGCGTAGATTCATACCAGGAGAGGTCAAAGCTGATCTGCAGATCATTTCGGTTCTCCCCTGTGTAGCTGTAAGAATAGTTCGTGTAGGTCAGATGCCGGACAACATCTGCATGCTCCGGATCCTGGATATTCAGCGTCATCCTGAGCGCATCAAAAATCTCGCTGTACTTCTTCAGGTTGTCTGCCTGATCCGGAGTCTTCTGGATGTAGTTGATGTAGACGGTGCAGGAGTTTCTCTGCATGTTGGCCGACTCATGGTTCGAAGCGGTGGAAACACACTCAGCAAAAAAGTACGGCGGCACCGCCTTGTCGATGGTGTCATTGCCGTACCTTCTGATCTTCGGATAGAGATCCTTCAGGATTCCGTTTACCGCCCTGATGACGTCGCTGTAATGGATCATTTTCAGCCCCCCTCTCAGAGCAGCCCCGCATTCCTCAGTACTTCTTCTGCGGCCTGGGCCAGCAGTTCGGGGTATACTACCTCGTACTTTTTGTTGACAGAGTCCTTGAAATGCTTCCCTGGAACAAAGCTGCCAGTCTCCTTTCCGTTCAGGACCATCCGGTGTCCGTTCTCAACAAGGTGGAAAAGGCGGTGAGAATTCGTCACCTCTGCGCGATCCGGGTACCCCCAGAGAGACTGAGAAATCTCCTGCTTCCAGCTCTTTGCAAATGCGTGTTTCCATCTGCTGTCGTCGCCGTAGTCCGGTCTCGGGAACTTCGAATTGACGTCCTCCTGCCAGCCTCTCACTGCCTTCCGCATCGCCTTGTTCATCTTATCCGGACCAATCTGGAGGGCCTTTATGATATTTGCCTTAAGCTCATCCACGCCTCTGATTTCTATCTGTTCCTCTGCCATTCCTTCTCCCTTCCGGTTACTTCATCAAAGACTCCGATTCGGAGCCCTCTGTTTTGCTGATGTACTCATCCATCTTCTCCTGTTCCTGCATCTTCTGCTTCCGCCACGCTGTGATCCCTGTCCTCGACGCATTGGATCTCGTAGTACACGCCATCCATGCGAAGATCTACGATAGTCTGGATCAGGAACTGTCGACCTTTCCACGAGATCACATCCTTCTCGGTAAGATCCGGCACAGCCTTTGCCCGGATCCGGATCTTGTACGTCTCTGTGTTGTTGTTCTTGTAGTATTCGAGCGCCTCATTGCCCTTGACGGGAAGGATCTCCGCCCATACGGTCTTTACGGGAACCAGCTGATTGATCGTGTTTCCAAGATCATCCTCAGTCTCCCTGTACCGCTTGATGACAACGCGGTGGTTCAGTCTTCCGGGATCGAAGCCCTTTACTCTGCTCATCCTGCCTCCTCATTAAAAAACGGGCTTCCTGTCACCAAACAGAAAAGCCCGGAGCGTCAGCGTGAGCATGTGAAGATCCGCATCGGTACGCTGGTCATAGAGAACCGCAATGGTGTAGAGCACTGCGGTCTTGCCGTTTGGAAAATCGTATACCTGGTTCACATCATCCGTCCGAAGGACATCTGCACAGATCTTCTCGGCGGTCCTGATGAGATCCTCAAGGAGTGCATCCTCGTCATCAAAGTCGATCCGCAGGTACTGTTTCACTTCATCCAATGTCACCATGTCCCGCCTCCAAAGAAATCCCCCACAGGCGGATCCGCCTGCAGGGATGTATGGGAAGTGTCTGTCCGAGGTCTTCGGATTATCTGGTTCCAGATTCTCCAGGTTCCAGTATTATCCGGATATCCGATCAGGCCTTCTTGACGTTCAGGATCTGTACTGCCTCAGGGAGAACCAGGATGCCGTCCACTCTCTCCTTGGCAACGAATCCGATCATGCCATTGCCCGCAAAGAGCTCTCTGAGCTGCTGCATGGATCTCGTTCCGCGGTCTCCGATGTTGTAGTAGGAGAAGTCGCCAAAAGCGATCGCCGGTGCGCCAACTGCAAGAGCCGGTGCATACTGGGAGGTGTAGACCTTATAGCCGCAGAGCAGATCCGGCTCACCGGACTGGAAGGAGGGCTGCCACAGATACACACCGGTCGTGTCCCTAAGCTGGCGGATTGCAGCAATCACCGCATCATTCATGATGAACGCCGCGTTCTTCCGGTACGGTCTCTTCAAGGAATAGATCAGGTTGATGATGTCCGAGGAGGTGAGCTTCACCGTATCCGTCGTCACTGCCACCTGACCGCCGTTCGCCGCATCGAAGATACCGGTGGGCTTGCCAGTACCATCGCCGTTCAGAAAGGCGTCCTCCTCCGCATTGGAGATCGCCTTTCCAAACTGGGTGATGATGTGATTCTGCAGGTCAAACTGGTTATCGTATAACAGCTCCTCAGAGACCTTTACTGCGACCGCCAGCTTGTGTGCGTCCAGGATCTTCTGCTCAAACTTCTCGTCGGAGAAGGCGACAGCACCGCCCTCCTCAAGCCATGCCGCAGCGGGTTTGGTGGATGCGATGTTGATGCGATGCTCACCGGAGGTGGTGATCTTCGTGCCAAGCTCCCGCATGATATTTGTACCATCGAGTGCCTCGATCAGTCTGTTGTCCCACTCCTCGGGAACCAGATATCCGCCATCGGCATCGATTCCCTCCTGCAGGACATCGGATACCTGATGGAAGTTGGAGCGGATCGCAGAAAGCATCGCCTTTGCGTACTGGTCGGATGCTCTGCCCGTCTTCTTATCCTTCGCCTCCCCCTCAGGTCTTCCTGCAAGGGGAGCAGTAGTCGGCTGGGAGAGCTCCTTCTCAATTTCTGCCTGTCTCTCGAGGCGGCCGATCTCCCGGGAAAGGTCTGTGATCTCCTTCTCCATCCGGTCATAAGTCTCTCCATCCTCTGCAGAGAGGATCCCGTCCTTTCCTCTGTGAGAGTCCAGGAAGTTCTTTGCGTTCTCCCAGACGTTTGCTCTCTTTGTGTACAGTTCGTTTAAAGTCATGTCCATTCCTCCTTGGAATTGTTGCCGCTCACATGAGCGAGTGAATCAGATCAAGACGCGCCATGAGGTCCTCTACCTTCCGCGTCCCATCTTTACCTGTGTTCTCTGGCGGGTTCATTTTTTCCACCGTCGCTTCATTCCCTGTCTTTTCTACCTGCTCTTTTGGTTTGTCATCCGGCTTCACACAAAGCCCATTGTCTGGGCCTTCCTCTATCGTATTGACAGGGATCTCTTCTTTCGCCGAGAGATTTTCTACCTTGTTCAGAAAGGCTGTTGCGAGTGCTCTCGTCTGGAACAGGTAGCCCGTTCCATTTCTGTCATGGGTGTTGCCCGTTCCAATTTTGTCATCCCCAGCAGATTTCTCCGGTTTGTTCTCCAGGTTGCCCTCCGGCTTACTCTCTGTTGCCGCTTTCTGCTCTGTTTTGGCCAGAGGTACCTCCTCCCCTGATAAGTCCAAGGAACCTTCCAGCTCCTTTCGCGTCATCACCGCATCTGCAAAGCCGAGCTCCACTGCCTTCCTTGCGTTCATCCAGGTCTCCGCATCCATGAGATCCGAGAGCTTCTTTCTGGAGAGCCCGGTCTTGTTCATGTAGGCATTGATGATGGACTCCTTGATCTCATCCAGCATCGAAATCGCCTTCTCCATGTCAGACTTGTTTCCTATGGTAAACGTGGAAGGATTGTGGATCATCAGCATCGACACAGGAGAGACGAGTACCTCATCTCCTGCCATTGCGATCACCGATGCAGCCGAAGCGGCAAGACCGTCGATCTTGACTGTGATATGCCCCGGGTAGGACAGAAGCATGTTGTAGATCTGGGCAGCGGCAAAGACATCACCGCCCGGGGAGTTGATCCAGACGGTTATGGGACCTTTCCCCTCTCCCAGCTCGTCCTTGAAGACCGTTGGTGTTACCTTGTCATCAAACCACGGATCATCCTCTGCGATTGCGCCATCAAGAAACAGGGTTCTCTCCTGCTCCTTAGGTGACGTGCCGTTATCGGGTGCCTTGTTCTGCACCCATCTCCAAAACCTGTTCATCGGCTGCTCCTTTCCATCTCGTTCTGCCGTTTCTTCTTTCCGGGGGACTCCCGGATCTTTGCTTTTCGTGTCGTGCTATCCTCCTTCTCCATGGCGTCTTTCTTCTCTTTCTCGGGCTGTTCCGGTGTTACTCCGTAAGCTGCCCCTGCCGCACGAAGCGGAGTCATCGTCCCGTTCACGAGCAGGAGGTTGCCGCCTTCTGCGTCCGGAATCAGATCCCAGTTCTCCAGTTTTCTCACATCGTTGACGCTCATGAAGCCATTGCTGATGCCGGTCGCGTATCCCTGCATCCTGCTCTCGTAGTTGCCGCGAAGGAGCCCGTCCACGTTAAATCGTGCGTAATAGACTCTCTTCTCGTCCTTCGATAAGAGTGACCGGGAGATTGCGGACTCGATTCGGGTGAGCCACGGCTGCAGGCTGTAGGTCACAAACTCGAGGGACTGTTCCTCGATATTGCTGAACGTCGCATGCTCAAGATCCCCAATCATGTGCGGAGGTACCCGGAAGATCCTGGCGATCTCATCGATCTGGAACTTTCTGGTGTCCAGGAACTGTGCCTCCTGCGGATTGATGGAGATCGGCGAGTACTTCATGCCCTCCTCGAGGACCGCAACCTTCCCTGCGTTCTGGCTTCCTCCAAAGGCTGCCTGCCAGGAATCTCTCACCCTCTCCGGATCCTTTAAGACGCCGGGATGCTCTAGAACACCGCTTGGTGCAGCGCCGTTTGCAAAGAACCGGCTTCCGTACTCCTCACAGGCCATCGAGAGACCGATGCTGTTCTTGGCCACAGCGATCGGGCTGTATCCCACAAGGCCGTCGAACCCAAGTCCCGGGATCTGCATGACCTCTCTGGCTGTGAGCCTCACGATCGTGTTCTTCATCGTCGGAGCATCCGTGCTCTTACTCCACTGGTACTCGTAGTAGATCTTCCCCTTCTCGTCCCTGTCGACTCTCATACGGTTCGGCATCAGAGGATAGAGGGATATCACCTCCCCCTTGCCATTCCGGATGATCTGGACATAGGCATTGCCCCACAGCAGGAGATGCGTCATCAGCGTCTCCCAGAAGGTGTAAGCTGTCATCTCCTCGTTTGGCTCGTCGTGGAGCAGAAAGTACAGAGGATGATCTTTCGCCTTTACCTTGTTCCCCTCGTCCTCCTCCCGATACAGATGCAGCGGAAGGCTTGCCACCGCCTCCGAGAGAACTCTCACACAGGCGTAAACAGCGCTCACCTGCAAGGATCCCTTTTCGGTCACGGTCTTGCCGGATGTTGTGTACCCGTAATAGGCTCTGTAGACTTCTCCGGGCAGGGAGTCCTGGGGAGATTCTCTTGCTCTTCTTCTGTGGAATAGATTCCTGAAGCTCATGTTCCTTCTCCTTTCTCTGCTCCTTTTTCTTCTGTGCTGCCGCTGCGGCTTGTCTTCCTGACAGACGGCTCATCTGCAAGCACCTGCAGGAGGCCTCTGGCAATCGGAACCGTTGCATCCTCCTTGAACAGCTCCGCGAGGAAGAGGATCATCTTCTCCTCCGGCGGTCTTCTGCTGATGAGGTCGTGCTCAGGGATGATTTGCTCACTGCCGTTTTGCTCCATTCCATCCTCCTTTCGCTGGCTGTCAGTCAAACCGCACACAGAAGGATTCGAACCTTCGAGCCATGGCGGCTACCGGTTTTAGAGACCGGCGCAATAGACCGCTCTGCCATGTGTGCATGGGAAAATTTGAGCATGAAAAAACCGGGGCATCGCTGCTCCGGTTTCATACCATCATTCTGAAAGTTGATTAGGCCGTTTTACTCATGGCATTCCTCAGCCTCTCTTTTTCGTTCTCGTCAAGGCCAATGAAAGCTGCCGCCTCCTCAAAAGACATGTTGTGATTTCTCATGAGGTTTCTCACAATCTTCAGACTCTTTTTAGGGGTCAGGGCTCCTGAGAAAGGAAGGCGCGAGAGATGATTCCGAAGATCGCAACGGACTCATTCATGCTGGTGTCCTCCCCCATTCCATCCTTCTTCACGTCATCGCCTCCCTGCTGTCCTCCACAGCCTTCCAGAGAACGCCGACATTAAAGCCAAAGTCGTGATACCCCGCAAGGCAGGTATCCATGTACCTTCTGGAGGGAAGCCCTGGTTTTCTGTCCTCATGCATGAGGTAGGCAAAACCGGTCACCCGGATTTCTCCCTCCCCAAGGATAAGCTTAACCGAAAGGTCAAAGGTCTCCTTGTAGTAAAACAGCGGATACCCCTCGTACTGGTCCAGGGCATCTTCATCCGACTTGGTGACGCTGTAGACCACAACCGGGACGGTGCTTCCCTCCTTCTTCTCCACTGTGAGGTAGTATCCGGATCCGCTCCCCTTAAAGAGGAGCTGGAAGTCCTGGAGATAGGAGGTTCCAATGATTCTTGCTCCCCTGCACCGCTTTGCCATCTGCAGGAGGTTCAGGTTGCTTCCGTAGGCGATGTAATATCTTCTCATAGGTCAATCCTTTCCGAGGGGGTCACCCTTCTACCGCCTTAAGACCGCAGGGCAGCTGCGGCCGGGAGGATTGGTTAAGGCGGCAGGAGGCAGGCTCTCTCAAACCTTCCTGTCTTTTCTCTTATGCGGCGGTTCTGCCGTTGCGGAAAGCGGTGTCACCGGAGAGCTTCTTTGTCAGGACCTCTCTTGCCGTTGCGAACTCGTCACCGATGAAGCCAAGGCGCAGGAGCCAGGTCCGCATCGCGTACTTCTCATTCTCATGCTGGACCTCATTCGGGCTTGCGCACTTCTGGGTTCTTGCCGCTGCGCAGAGGGCAAGGGAGAGCTGAATGAATGCCTTGAGCTGTCCGGCATTAAGTCCATTCTTTCTTCCGTCTGCCGGGGTATCGAACTGGAAGAAGCGGAACTCAATTCCCTTCCCGGTAAAAAGTGAGTGAAGATTCGTCATCGCGTAGCGTGACTGGTTGTAATGGTTGCTTCTCCCAAAGGTCGCTCTGTTTTCGGTGTACCAGATGTCTGCAAGATCCTCCATGGTCTTTGGCTTCTTCTCGTTGAGCTCCCGGAGGAAGTCCATGTTTACAGGTCTGCAGTAGCGCTCGATCCTGCTCCAGTCTATCCGGATCGCATTTACAAGGAGGTTCTCATGGCTTGCCATCATGTTGACAAGCGTCCGGACGGTCTGCGGGGTCTGGCCGGTCTCCTGCACATGGATGTGGACTCCACACATCCTGGCTGCATCGGACTTTGCTCCGGCCCTCCGAAGGCGTCTTACCAGCTCCTGAAGGTTCTCGAGATCCTCGTAGTGGAGGATCGGGGTGACAAGCTCGCACTTTTGGTTGTCAGGCCCGGTGATGCTGACGTCCTTCTGGAACTTCCACTCCCTGCCCTGTGCATCCCAGGCACTCCAGGTGCTGTAGCCGTTCTTCCTTGCGGTGTTCTCGTACCGTTCTGTTCCGAAGAAATCTGCTGCGGTCCCTGCCGCCCTCTCCCTTGTGATGCTGTTCATCTCGATCTCGACACCGAATCCGGTGGTGTGGATGTAGTCAAGCTGCTTTGCAAGTCTTTCGTTCGTCATGGTGTTTCCCCTCCGTTCGTGATTTGTGTGTGCTGCGGTTTTCTTCCGCTGACACATTAATCACTCTGGACGGGGAATACATCCAGCTCTTTTTCACTATAAGATGCACAAAGATCACATCCGAATCTATGTATCTTTGACCAGGTGTTACGGCGGCTTGTCTGTCTTTTTCATCTGGTATCGCATAGATCTGGGCAGCGGCTCGTACCCATGCAGCCGCACGATCCCTGCAGCCTCCTCATCCGTCAGGATCCGGTTGATCTTCATGCTGCCCGCAATGATCCACCTGCCGAGCATCTGGGGGGAGGTCTTAAAGCGGTAGAACCCGTTCACCGGGATCTCTGACATCATCGCTCTGTACCCGGTCCCGTTCTTCTCCACCACCTGCTGATAATCGATCCCGTCGGAATACTCACACTCACACCAGACCTCATCGTCGTGCATGTATCGGATAATTCCGTTCTCCCGAATCCCTATGTGTACCGCAAGCGGGATCTCCTAAAGGTGCCATCCCGGCCGGAACTGGAGAGGGCCGATCCTGGACTTCACTCTTCCATCCGGGAGCCGCTCTCCCTCCCGGGCATCGATCCAGACGCCAATCGGGATCTATGCCCTGGTATCGACATAGAGGGGATACAGGTTTCCCCCTCGCATCCTCAGGAGTTTATATCCGATCATGAGTTCTCCTTTCCAGTCAGGCAAATGTGCCTCAAAATGTCAGAAGTCCGCGGTTGTCGTAGACACTCTCTGCATGATCCTGCCGGATACAGCGATCCAGCGCCATAATTGCAGCGACGATACCATCGATTTTTTCAGGGGATCTTGCCTTCGTAGGTTTCAAGTTGTCCGCAGCGTCCCGATCAACCACCACGTTCAGCGCCATCCACCGTAGGACCGGATTGCCGCCGTGGATGATCTTTCCTTCCATCATCAGCTTGTAGAACTCCTTTGTCGGGGCGGACATCTCTTTAAAACCTTGTCCAAAGGGCACCATCGTCAAGCCGTCATCCTGCAGGTTGATGATGAGCTGGGTCGCATTCCACCTGTCGACCGCGATCTCCTTGATGTTGTACTTCGTGTACAGATCCAGGATGAACTTCTCGATAAAGTTGTAGTCGATCACATTTCCTTCCGTCGCCTTCATGTATCCCTGCTTCACCCAGACATCGTAGGGAACCGAAGCCCTTCGCACCCGGATCGGGATGGTGTCCTCCGGCACCCAGAAGAACGGAAGGCAGATGTACTTCTCCCTCTCATCTCTCGGCGGGAACATCAGAACCAGTGCGGTGATGTCGCCGGTGCTCGAAAGGTCGAGTCCACCGTAACATTCCCTTCCCCGGAGACGGTCCAGATCAATCGGCGCATTACCCTGATCAAAAACCTGCTCCGGAATGAAAGCGGTCGTTGAAGATACCCACATGTTGAGTCGGAGCTGCTTAAACACCGCCTCCTCCGCCGGATTTTCCATCGCCTCGTGGTAATGCTCCCGGACACGCTCAACGTCGATCGTCTGCCCGAGGCTCGGGTTTGCCTTGTACCAGTTCTTCTCATCGTGCCAGTCCTCATCATCTTCCAGTCCGTAGACGACTGGATAAAACGTATGATCTACACGCTGCCCGGAGAGGATGTCTTTTGCCTTCTGGTGCAGCTCGTAGCAGATCGAGTTCTTATCGGTTCCTGCAGTCGTAATCAGGAAATACAACGGCTGCTCACGGGCATCACCAGAGCCTTGCGTGAGTACATCAAAGAGTCTTCTAGTAGGTTGCGCATGGACCTCATCGAACACAAGACCAGAAACATTCAGGCCGTGTTTCGTTCCCACCTCTGCGGACAGCACCTGGTAGAATCCGGCATTCGAGTAGTTCACAATTCGCTTGCTGGCGGCCATGATCTTGGAGCGCTTTAAAAGCGCCGGTGTCATGTTTACCATCTGGTGGGCGACATCAAAAACGATAGAAGCCTGCTGACGATCTGCGGCAGCACCATAGACTTCTGCGGATGGTTCGTTGTCCGCATACAGCAGGTACAGGGCAACTGCGGCGGCAAGCTCTGACTTTCCATTCTTCTTGCCAATCTCGATGTAGGCTGTCCGGAACTGCCGGTTCCCATCGGGCTTTATGATCCCGAATAAGTCTCGGACGATCTGCTCCTGCCAAGGGAGGAGCCAGAAGCGTTTTCCGGCCCACTTGCCTTTGGTATGGCGGAGCATCTCGATGAACTTCACCGCCCGGTCCGCCTTTGTCTTGTCATAGTGAGATGTCGAAAGCATGAACCGGGTTGGCTGATAATCGGTCAGCTTTGGCATATCCACAGGCCGCTTTTCAACTGCCATCTACGTCGCCTCCCAACAGCTCCTCCATCTCATCTCCTGGCGTTGGCTTCCCGGCATCCGCGATCAACCTTGACCTTGATGCCGGAGTCAGACCGAACTCGGTTGCGAACTTTCCCATCTGCTTCATGTAGGTCTGTGCGATGGAGACCTGCGGGACCTGTTGCCAGTAGCCAGAAGGTGTCCGGACAAGAGTGCCGTGCTCTGTGATGAACTCTTCTGCTTCCTTCCATCTTGCATAGGACTGGCAGTATGCGGCAAAGGCAGCCATATCCACTTCCGTAAGGACACCGATGGCTTCCATCTTCTTCGCCAGCCTGTGCCATTCCTTTCTGGCATCCTTGTCGAGCCACTTCGGACAGGCAGGCGCTTTCCGCTCAGGCTTCGGCTCATTCTCATTCAGTTTTCTTTTCCCGGGATTTCCTTCCAGCTCCTTGATTGCGGTCGGAGTTGGCTTTCTTCCTCTGGTCGCCATAGGGAACACCTCCTTTCTGTCCGTATTCGTGCATCAAAAAAAGACCGCCGAAGCGATCCCGTCCCATGTGGTATATGTGTAATGCGGTATATGTGAACGAGAGAAAGAGCCGTGTGGCTCTCCTCCCGGAATTTGCTCTCTTTTCAGTTGAAGTTGTGCAGGATGGCAAGGAGCGCAAGCTGTGCGTTTTCCGTCTCCGGCTCGATGTCCCATCCTCTGTCGTATCTTGCGACCGGGAAGTCTCCGAGGCGAATCTCAAGCTTGCTGATCCTGCCGCCTTCAATCCCGTAATCCTCGCTCGGCTCTCCGTAAACCTTCGCGCTGTAGGTGAATGTCTGGTTCTCGATCTTTACGCTTCCTTTGTTCCACATGGTTTTTTCCTCCTTGTTTTGTTCTTGTTTGCCTTTTCCTTTGGCATGTACATATATCACTCTGCAAGGCTTATATAGCAAGGAGATCAGCCGGATATGTGTCACAAAGATCCGCCCCGGAAACTGTGTATTTTGTACGAGGAAGAGGCCCCTTTTGCGGGGCTCCCTCCCTTTCCGTTTTCAGTTCAGTGTCATTCTGAAGGCGTGGCCCTTCTCGTAGCCTTTTCCGAAAAAGTCCTTCCGGAGGTTGACCTCGACCATCTCGCCGATCGTGCAGCCGGCCTCTTTAAAAAGCCAAAGCGTCTCGACCGCGTCCGTTGCCCGGCAGGAGTAGGTGAAGGCCTTGATGCCGTTCTCCTTCATGCAGGTGGTGATGGCTTCCACATCCCGATCCCAGATGATGTCGTCGAAGTCGAGGATCTCGTTCTCGTTGTCTCTGGAATTCCGGTAGGCTCTCCAAACCTTGCAGGCAATGTCGCCCATCTCAATGATCCGATCCTCGGCTGCCTTCGCGGCTTCTCTTGCGGCATCCCTGCCCTCTGCAGTGGTGGCTTCCTTGTAGGCTTTCTTTGCTTCTGCGATGGTGTTGTAGGTTTCTTCAAAAATGTTCGTCATGGCTTTGTCCTCCTTGCTTTTTGCTTGTTTGCCTTTTCCTTTTGGCATGTACATATATCACTCTGCAGGCGATATATAGCAAGGAAATAAGCCTCATAACCTGCACAAAAATGTACCGAAAATCCTGTGCTTATCTGACATCTCCATGGAGAATAAAGCGGACGTATTCGTCCCGGTGCTCCTCAATAAAGAGCACCAGATCGTAGTAGTTCCGGTCGAAGGCGAGGCGCTGCACGTAGGGCAGGTCGAACAAGTTCGTAAGGCCGCTGTCTCGAATCGCAATAATCTGTTGCCTGATCTTCTCATCCATATCAGTCCACCACCTTCCGCACGATGTCCTCGCCGTAGATCACGCTTAGTCCTGAACCGTTATCCCAGTGGACGAGCAAGGATCCCGTGTCATCGACACCATAGACGATTCCTTTTGTGCCGATTGGCGGTGCCTGGATGTCGTTCATCTGAAGCAGCTCCACACGGGTGCCGTTCGGATAGATCTTGCGGAGTTCTTCAAACTCCTCTGGTCTGATTAGCTTCATGCTTCCACCTCCTTTGTTGGAGCGCCGTTTCGGAAGGCGGAGCTTCCGGAGAGGTTCTTCAATAGGATCTTCCGAGCTGCCTTGAAGTCCGGTCCAATGAAGCCCATCCGAAGAAGCCAGGTGCGGAAGGCGTACTTTTCATTGTCTGTCTCTACCGGCTTGCTGCTTGCGTGCTTCAGCTCCTTCGAGAGCTTGCAAAGCTGGGTGAGAAAAAGCATGTAGGCGTTTGTCTCTTCCGGCGTCAGCTCCCGGTCGAACCAGGGGAACTCGATCTTCTCATCCGTGATGTTGATCCGGGTGTCGGTGATTCCGAGCGCCTTCTTGATGAGGCTCTCCTTTGCGCTGATCAGGTTTCTCAAGATTCCGACGTTTGCGGATGCAAGCGGAAGGCTGATCGTCAGCGCCGGTTCCTGCTCATCCTCGGCTGTTTCCTTCTCTTCCTCGGTGGTGTGTTCCGGCTCTGTGGTCTCCGCCTGCTCGGGTTGCTTGGTCTCGGCATCTTCCTTAGCGGTGAATCCCTTCTCGTTCAATGCTTTCATCACCATCTGCATCTTCTCCTCATCGCTGCAGCTTACCCCGCCGTCCTTGTCGACCGTGATGTTTCCGATCTCGTAGGCACAGGTCGGCATCCGCATGTAGTCGGCTTTCTCTCCGGTGATCTCTGCGATTGCTTGTACCAGCTCTTTTCTCTTAGTTCCTGCCAGGTTGTAGTTTGCTTTCATGGCGTGTGCCTCCTTTTCTTTTGGTAGTACATACATCACTCAGGAGCACCGGAATAGCAACTCATACTGGCAGGAATTATGAACAAAGATCAGGCAGAGCTTTTGGCAGATGTGTACCTGCTTATGCGCTCTCCTCCTTCGGCATCGCCGCAATCGCTTCATCGAACGTGAGCTTCTGGCCGTCACGAAGTACATACGCATCATCGGAGTTTCCGACCTGTTCGACGTAGCGCTTTACGATGACATCCACAAACTTGGGATCCAGCTCAATGCCTCGACAAATCCGGTCGGTCTGCTCACAGGCAATCAGTGTAGAGCCGGATCCGAGGAAGGGATCCAGAACAATTCCGTTTGTCATCGAGGAGTTCCGGATTGGATATGCCATCAGTTGCACCGGCTTCATCGTCGGATGATCCTTGGATGCCTTCGGACGATCGTACTCCCAGATGGTGGTCTGCTTCCGGTCCGAGTACCACTCATGCCTGCCACCCTTCTTCCAACCAAACAGGCACGGTTCATGCTGCCACTGGTAGGGAGAGCGTCCCAGGACCAGAGCGTTCTTTTTCCAGATGCAGCAGCCGGAAAGGTAGAAACCTGCATCCACAAATGCCCTGCGGAAGTTCAGTCCCTCTGTATCTGCATGGAATACGTAGATGGAACCGTCATCGGCGAGGTTGTCATGCATGCAGGTATATGCAGCAAGCAGGAACTTGTAGAAGTCCTCCTCGGTCATGTTGTCATTCAGGATCTTGCCTGCCGTCTCCTCCACGTTTACGTTATAAGGCGGGTCGGTCACAATGACGTTTGCCTTCACACCATCCATCAGCTTCTCGTAGGAAGCAGGATCCGTGGAGTCACCACAGAGGACGGTGTGCCGTCCCAGGAGCCATAGGTCCCCGGCCTTGGAGAAGGTCGGATTCTTCATCTCCTCGTCCACATCAAAGTCATCCTCTTTGACTTCTTTCGACGCCACCTTGTTAAAGAGCTGCTCCATCTCCGGGGGCTCAAATCCGGTGAGCGCCGTGTTGAAGTCCGATGCTTCAAGATCATGCAGAAGATCTGCCAGAAGGTTTTCGTCCCATGCACCGGTGATCTTGTTGAGCGCGATGTTCAGAGCCTTCTCTCTGGTCTTATCGATGTCGACGACCGCGCAGGGAACCTCGGTGTAGCCGAGATCCATCGCAACAGTCAGTCTCTGATGTCCTCCGATGATCGTCATGTCAGCATTCACAACCAAAGGATCCGCAAAGCCGAATTCCTGAATGGAGTTCTTGATCTTCTCGTATTCTTTATCGCCCGGCTTCAGTTTCTTTCTCGGGTTGTAGGCTGCCGGTTTCAGATCCTTCACCGGTATTGTTTTTAGCGTTGCTGTCTTCACGTTCTCTTTTCCTTTCCCGTTCCATCCTCTTGTTGAATGCCCAGCGGCAGCGATTACTGCAGAAGCACCTTGGCCTGCCTCGCCGATTCCCTTTAATCGGCTTCCCACACTCCGGACAGAACCGCTTCGCACAGGAGTCGAGGAACAGGGAAAGGTCCTTTTTTCTTTCGATGTCATCCATGCTGTTCTCCTGTCCGCAAAAATGCCCGTGGCCTTGGAAACAAAGGACTTCTGGGCATGAAAAAAGCAGTGGCGGAGCTTGCTCCAACACTGCCTGTAAAAGTTATCAGTTTTTCCAACAAATCCGCAATCTACGCGGCTTTTTCACACGATATGTACGTTTCCGGGAATGCCACCCAAAGGCCTCCGACCCCGGGGTATCAATTTCGCGGAAATCAACGCAAGAGGGGGCGGCGGTCTCCTGTGCCTCTGGATTTAGAGATCATGACCTCCCCCGCCTCACCACGAATCAGTAATGATACGTCGGTGTTTCATCCTGATTGCGTGTCTTCCTGTCGTGGCACCTCTTGCAGAGCGCCTGCCAGTTCGATCTGTCCCAGAAGAGTTTCGGGTCTCCACGGTGCGGAACGATGTGATCCACAACCGTTGCCGGAGTGGCAATGCCGTGTCGCATGCATTCCTCACACAGAGGGTGGAGCTCTAAGAACTTCTTGCTTTCTCTCCTCCACCTGCTGTTGTATCCTCTTGCTGCAGCCGACCGGACCTCCTCCGGGTGCATCTTCTTGTGTTTCTCACAGTACCGCAGTCCCGGCTCTACCAGTTCCGCACAGCCGGGGTGCCTGCATGGTACTTTTGGTCTCGTTGGCATCGGATCACCCCCCCTTCTCCTGCCACAGTCCTGCCACATTTTTGCCACAGTGCAAATCCGGAAACCCGCATAAATACTCACTTTTTTCTTCTTTTTTATTCTTGGGGCAAGTTGTGGCAAGAAAAAACATAAAATCCCTATAGGGAATTACATTTAGAAATAACCGTTTTGAGTAGCCACAACCTGCCCCAAACGAAAAAATCCTTTATTTCTGGGCTTTTCCGACTCTTGCCTGTGGCAGTCGTGGGGCAGAAACGTTTTCCGTTTCCAGCCCCACTGTGTACCACAGATGAGCGCGAAGTCGCACCGAAGTCGCATCGAACCCATATCACCGCATCAATCCTTCTCCACTGCATCCTCTCCGGGATACTTCTCAAACGGGGCAAGGTCAGGATCCTCATTGCCTCTTTCCTGTTCACGGATCCGAACACCAAGGATCAATGTGGTCTTCTCGCCGCCAGTCCTTGGGCGCTTTCTGGCATAGCCATATCGCTTCTTCATCGCATCGTTGAAGTTCTTGATGTTCTCCGGGGTATAGTTATTCTCCTCGCACCAGTTCCGGTACAGAAGGAAGACCGCCTTGGAGCTTGCCTCATACGATTCTCCCTCTTCCAGATACGCGTCAATGAATTGACCAATACGGTCGGAATTCTCATAGTAAGAACAGGTTGCCTCTTCAACGGCTTTCGTAGGGGCTAATCCTTCTGTGACGAACTTCCTGTAGCCTTCCACGCACCAGTTAAAGATGCCGGACAGGTTCTCTGGCTTATGAAAGAAGCCCTTCAGTCCCTTGTCCTGCTCCTTATCGTCAAAGTGCCGGTTAAACGGAATGATCCGCAGACGTCCGCTGTCAAAGAGCGTTGTATCACTCACATTCGGCAAATAGTTTGTGTTGATAAAGATCTTGAACACCGGCTTGAAATCAAAGCTGTTCTCATGCAGAAACCGCGCATTCAGGGTGTCATTGCCTGTCATTCTCTTGACCAGGGCTGCGTTAAATGCCATCCGCTTCTCCGGTTCCGAGATGTTGACAAAGCGGACACCTGCAAGGCGTGCGATCTCTTCCGATGGGCCGGAGCTGTTCGCATTAAACTTTGACCCCAGCATTTCCGGATTGCTCGTCTTGCCATAGTCGCCCATGATCGAGAGGAAGGTCTCCATTGTGGTTCCCTTGCCGTTACGGCTGGTTGCACCATAAAGAATAAACAGACACTCAAGGCTTGATGCCCCGTAGAGCGCATAGCCAAGTGCCTTCTGCAGGTACTCTGCGGTATCCTTATCACCACACATGACCTCGGATATAAAGCTGTGCCAGCGGGGGCAGTCCGCTTTCGGATCGTACGTCACACCGGAAAGCTTCGTCAGATAGTCATTCGGGTCGTGTGGAAGAAAATCCAGTGTGTTCAGGTTCAGCGTGCCGTTCTGGCAGTTGAAAAGCTCCGCGTGGTGATCGAATACGTCCATGGAAATCGGATGCACCGACCGCGCATCTTTAACCATCGTGTCACGGTTACGGCGCTGCTGGAGCTTTTTCACTCGCTCGATATACTGCCTCCGCATATCCTCATTGCCAATACAGAGGGCATAGGAGTAAAGCTGATCTGCCAGATGCTTGGCAAGTTCGGAAACCATCAGATCCCCTTCGTCAGCACGCCAGATCCTGCCGTCAAATACGAACCAGATGCCCCGGTCGCGGTTGTACCTTGCGATCGGCTTGTAGTAGTCGGCAAAGATATTCCCCAGACCGATCTCGTTCCTTCCATAGCGTGGATTCGTATCCGGTCGCATTTCCTTCATGGATAAGGTGATGCGGCTAAGATCTGGTGTGAAGCACTCTGCAAGTCTTCCCTCAGCACGAGGATCGACACCGTTATCGTCGTGCCCCGCTGTGCTGGACGCGGTTGCGCTGGAGCCGTTGGAGGCAGAGCCAGCAGAGCCGCTGGAGACAGAGCCAGCAGCGTCAAGGTCTTTAAACCCCATCAGATCTCTCCGGTTAATCGGGAGATAGATGTTCTGGTTGGTGCTGACTACGTTCTTCATGGTGAGAGCGCCGTAGGTCGAGCCCGCCTGCACACGGTCCCACTTCTCCCGCATCATGCCGGAGGAGCGATAGATCCGGTCCATCTGGTTCTCGTCGTTTCCACACCAGAAGGCCAGCATGCTGACAAAGCTCATATCCGCATCGGACTGGTTGTCAAAATACTTGTCCCAGTCGCCGCTCATGAAGTCCGTAAACTTCTCCCCGGATGCCGAGTGCTCTGCTTTCTCGATCACCTGCTCATCGGTAAGATACGACTGTGCGGGAATACCGATTCTCCTGACCGGAGTACTGCGCTTCATCAGGGCGTCCAATAAAGTCTGTACTGCCTCGTCAGAGCGAGATACACTGCCTGCTCGAAACACATCGCCTGTGACCGTCACAAAACGGTTCGTGGCTCCCGGGAAGTAGACTTCAAGTCCAAGCTTCCGGTTGTTGATGTAGTACAGGCTCTTGTCGAACACAAAATCCGGATCTACAAGGAAGAATCCCCTGAGACCTTTCCCGGATGGCGAGCGCTCAAAGTAGGCGTTCGGAAGCAGGGAAATGACCTGCCTTGCTACGTCATTGAGTATCCCTCCTCCCCCGGATACCTCTCCTCCGCTGGATGCGGGAACGATACAGTGATCGATATCCACCGCAGCGATGCCATTGGAAACTCGGACCCCAAGGCCGTTATAAACCCCTTTAGACCCGTTCTTCAGTGTTTCAAGCGCTGTGGAAAACGAAGCAAAGGTAGACGGCGTGTCAGTAGCCGCTTTCAGTCCGGTTACCGGATTGTACGGAACCTTTGTCTTCTGTCCTTTTCTGGTCTCATACCTCCAGAGACAGAACCCAAGATGATCCTTCAGCACATCCGGGATGTTCTCGAAAGTCGAATGCGGTATCTTGCTCTCACTCATCCCGGTCCTCCTTTCTGGTGAAATCGAAGTAGGACAGGATGGTAGCAATGATGTCCTTCTTTTTCTCTGGATTGACCACACAGGCCAACACATTCACAAAAGCTGACTTTGGAATGGTCGTCAGCTGCTCTGTGAGAACCGTGGAATCCAGAAACTTCTCATCGAGGCACTGCACATCGGTTTCCGAAATCGGCGTGTGCGAAGGAAGCCACGGCTTTTTGACTTTTGAAGTCAACGGAATCACAGTGACGATATCCGACTTCGTATTGGAGATATTGTTGCTGATCACCAGTACCGGACGGCATCCCTGCTGGATGCTTGTGCCTGGATGGCTGCCAAGCTGCGCAAACCAGATCTCCCATCTGCGAGGACCGAACTGATACCTCACGGTGGGTGCGCCCGGGAGCGCGTTGTGATGCGCGTTCTGCTTCTCCTCCTGTTCCTGTACGAGCCCTGATACCGGCTGTGACAGAGACATATCGTTTAGCATTTTATCCGTCATGTTATTCTCCTTTGAAATGTCATGCGATAAAAGAAAAGCACCGGGAGGATGTTGGTCCTCACCAGTGCTATTACTGCAGGTCCCCAGACCTCGAGGTCCGGCAACCATCTCTTATCTTCTTTCCGCATTTTAATAATAGCACTTTCATTTGGTACGCTTTTGAGGGGTAAAAGTGTCACTTTGAGTTGAGCATAAAGCGTCACTTTCGGACAGGGCCGCAGCGAGCCTTCCTGCAGCTTCCCGCATTGCCCTCCTGACTGTGGACATCGATACCCCGAACTGCTTCATGGCATCGTCTGCAGACGCGCCGGTGTTCCTATACTCCGCGATCTCCCGATATCGAGTGTTTTGTATTTTTTCCACCGCATCTGCCACGGTCCTTTCTTCCTGAATGTCCATAATGTACCGCTCCAATGCCTCCTGATCGATAGCAGGAAGGCGAAGCTGGCGAAGGGTCGAGACCGTGTGGGCATCGTGCGGAATCGCTCCATCGCCCTTATCCAGCCCCACTGACTGGAACAGATACCGGTACCGCTTCTCGAAATCCCTTAGCCTCCTGCAAACCTCGGAATGCCTCCGAAGCATGCGCCTTGCTAAGACCATTGGCGTAACCTCGCTATCCGCTTTTTGTCTCATGGCGATCCTCCCTCTTCACTTCATAACTCCGACACTCTCTCTTAAGCATCTCCAGCTCATACGCCTCATTCGGCAGACATGCTCGCATAGCAAGCTCCGCTTCAATCGCAGAGAGGATATCTGTCTTTGCCTTTGCGATGTTCCGGTTGTAGAGCCGCCCCTTATAGGCGTTCCTGACACTGGCGTAGGTTCTGTGCTTTACAAAGATCCGCCTGAAGATCTGGCGATGGAAATTATCGGTTCTGCCGTTTAGTGCCGCGTCAACCACACCGATCTTCCAGCAGATGTGAACCAACCGGCGACTTAACTCATCCGCTTTATAACGGAGTCTTCGATTCATCCGCTCCACATACCCGCCTTCAAGCTTCATCACAATGCTCTCCGGCTGATTGGAGATGTGGCTGCTCTGCACTGCCTCTTTATCAGTTCTCGCCGTCACCTGGGTCAGATCCCGGATGGCCATGTCCTCAGTGTACACGATGGGGTGATCCAGATAGTTCCGAATCACTTCTGCCTCCTTGTGGAGACCGGCATAAGAAGCAGCAAGCAGCTCTGCTGCGGTGGACCAAGTCGATGCTGTCTCCGCCGCCTTGCTCTCCGCTGCTGCGTTCTCCGTCGCCGCGCTCTCCGCCGCACAGTTCACCGGATCAGCAGCGTCAGCGGCATCAGCTGGATCGATAGGACCCGTCGCAGAGTCATAGCTCATACTTTTATCTCTTTGCATCCTGTATCCTCGCTTTCAGTGCACGGATAAGCCGGTCCTGCGTCGCGTCCTTTTGTTCCAGCGCGTCCAGCACATCCTCGTCAATCGAGTCCTTCGTGATGATGTGATAAATCGTTACGGTATGCTTCTGCCCTTGCCGGAAAAGGCGTCCGCAGAGCTGGGAATACAGCTCCAGCGAATAAAACATGCCAAAGAGAATCAGGATGTGGCCTCCCTGCTGGAGATTGATTCCCATCGAAGCCGACTGTGGCTGCACGAGGCCGACCTGGATCTTTCCGGCGTTCCAGTCATGGATGGAATCGGTATCCCGCACCTCCCGGAAGGGAATACCAGCTGCAGTAAGGTATGCGGCAATGCGCTCCCGGTCATGCCTGTAGTAGTAGGAAACCAGAACCGACTGACCGTTCGCCTGCTCAATCAGATCCACGAGGGCTTCCAGCTTATGCCGGTGAATTTCCCGAACCACTCCGTTCTCGTCATACACAGCGCCGTTTGAAAACTGTAAGAGCTTTCCTGTCAGCGCCGCTGCATTGGCAGCATCGATATCCCCGTCATCCAGAGGAATCAGGAGATCTTTCTCCAGCATGTCATAGAGCTTCCGCTCCTTTTCATCCATCTCGACCACTGTGTTGATCCGGACGCATTCCGGCAGATCCAGATAGTCGATGGCCTTCATGGATACCGTAATGTCCGAGATCCGTTCATAGATCATCTGCTCGGCCCCGGGACGCGGGATATACTTGTAGACCACACCGGTGCTGGGGTTCATCGCTCCGGGCCGGAAGTACGCTTCCCGGTAGCGACCGATAAAACGTCCGAGCCGTTCTCCCCTGTCGATCAGGGCAAACTCTGCCCAGAGATCCATGAGGGAGTTCGATGCCGGTGTTCCGGTCAGCCCGATCACGCGCCTGAAAAGAGGCCGGATCTTCCGAAGGTACTTAAAGCGCTGTGACTGATGGTTCTTAAAGGAGCTCAGCTCATCGAGCACCAGACAGTCAAAGTCGAATTGAACCCCGTTTCTGCTGTAGTAATCCACGAGCCACTTAATGTTGTCCCTTGATATCACGTAGAGGAAGGCCTTATGGTTCAGTGCCGCGATCCTTGTCTTCTGGTCTCCCACCACCATGGAGGGTTTCAGGACCTGAAACTGATCCCATTTCTCGCATTCCTCCTTCCAGGTATCGCAGACCCGGAGGGGCGCAACGATCAGCACCTTCTTCACGGAGAGGGAGGAAAACAAGAGATCGATTAGTGCTGCCAGCACGATAGCTGTTTTGCCAAGACCCATATCAAGGAACAGAGCGCAGAACGGATGCGCTTTCACAAACCCGATGCAGTACTTCTGATATTCATGAGGTTTAAATTCCATCGGCATCCTCCGCATTCTGGCATCCATCTGTGCGTTCGTCCTGACACGTATCCGGCGTCTTTCGCGCTTCGGGTGACGCAGGCGCAGCAGCATGATCGTGTGGTTCAACATCCCCGCATTCGATGTCATTCTCACTTGAGATCCTGTTAAACCCCGCTAGCACACACGGATCCTCCGGTTCCGGCTCATCTCCATAGTCACCAAGGTCCTGCATAAACTCCGGGAGGTCCGCGATTTCAAGTTCCGGGATCTTTGCCCCGATGCCTTCCGGGAACGGCTCCCCCGGTGTCCAAGTTCTTATCGCATCTATACACGGTTGGATCTGTGAAAACCGGTCGATGCAGAGAACCGGAAAGCCGAGCTTCATCAGCTGGTACCGTCTCTTCCGCTGCAGAGGCCGCATTACCCTGCCCGGCGCCTTCAGCTCCACAAAGACACATTTTGCCGGGAAGAAGAGCACGAGGCGATCCGGAAGGCCGTTTGTGGTGGAAGAGTTCAGCTTATAAGCCACGCCACCAGCCGCCCGGACGGCTTTTATGAATTCGTTCTCGATGACGTATTCCCGCATCGCTTATTCCTCCCTGTTCCTCGTCTGGTTCTGGTATCTCTTGTTGTGTTCCATCTCCCAGAGATAGCACCACTTGGTTACCGGTATCGTTCCAAAGGCTGGTGAGTCTCCCCTGTGGCAGGAAACTTCGCCGCTCATCACATCCTCATTCATCCAGCGGCAGTTATCACAGCTCTGGTCATATACGTAGAGATCATTTCTCATGGTTTTTCTCCTCCCGCTTTTTCTCCTGTTCCACCAGCTTCTCAATTGCCTTCTCCTGAGACATTTTGATGAGGTATCCGCCATCGATATCACAGAGTTCCTCATACCATTCTGAATAGAAGAAGGATTCCAGCTCCGCCCTCTTACGCAGGAGGGCTTGCTGAGCCTCTGCTGTGTTCTTCGTGCTCTTTCTCGCGTTCTTCTTCGCGTTCATCCTTGCGAGCCTCATGAGCACGGATATGTAATCCTTGACCGCCAGCCTCACGACGGCGATTGCAAGGTCCTTGTAGGGGCCGTCTGCGCCGCATGAACGACCGCCCGGTGTCATCGGCTCAATCATCTGTCCCGTCATTCCTGTCATCGTCCCAGTCCTCCCCATCGCTCCAGTCATCGGTCTCTTCGTCGACCTCGTCGGTCTCTTCGTCGCTCCAATCACCGTCCCCAGCCTCATCGGCCTCATCGCTTTCTCTGGCCTTTTCCATGGCGGCTCTTACCCGCGCAAGGAAGTCATCGTCCGGATCGGCATCCACAGCTTCGCCGGTGTGAGAATTGGTACCGAGTCTCTTGTTCTTTCTCGCACAATCCCGCCTCTCCCTCTCCAGCTGCTCCTCAGTCTTAAAGAACGGACAGGGCTTTCCATGAAAATCGTTGTTGATCAGCACGATGCATTTTTTGTTTTTGTTCGCAAAGCAGGCGCGTTCTTCACACGGTGGCTCCGGAATGCGTGCCGGTTTTCCTGTACCCATATATCTCCTCCTGTGTCATCGATATGTCATCTCAATCCTTGAAGTAGTAATTCCCCTTGTATCCATCCGCAGAAAGGGGCAGATCCTGATACCAGTCCCTGTGCTCACACATGATGCTACAGACCTCTTCAACCGTGTACTTTCCCCTCGGGACTTCGAGGATTACCTCATCATGGATATGCGCCACGATATCCATACCCCTTGCATCAAACCGCTTCATGGCCTCTACCAGAATGTCTCTGGCCGTAGCCTGACAGATATTCTCTGTGAGAAGTCCTCCGTAAAGGGGCTGTCTGCACCAGTGGTTTCCGATTCCGACGCCCTCACCGGAGAGCTCCATCCGGCCATCGTCTTTCGCCGTGATCTTCGGCTTGATATAGGGCATGCGTCTTCCGGACGGCAGTGTGATCCACAGTGTGCCGTAGGAATAGGAAACGGTAATGCGCTGTACCTCTCGCGTCCTGTGATCAGAGACGGTATCCCGGCAGGCTCTCTCGATGTCCCACCAGAAACTCACAATCTTTGGATTCGCTTCCCGATAGGAGTCCACGATCGGCTGGAGGTCTTCCTCCTTAAGTCCCATGTCCAGAGCGCCCATTGCCTTCAATGCTCCAACCGAGCCGCTGTAACCACAGGCAAGCACTGCGATTTTTCCCTTCTGCCGAAGCTCTCCGTTGATGCCGTGCTTTACGACCGGAACACCGAACATCTTTGATGCCATCTGGCAGTAGATGTCCTGTCCGGACATGAATGCCTGCAGCACCCAGTTCTCTCCGGTAATCCACGCAAGGGTTCTGGCTTCGATGGCGCTGAAGTCCGCCACGATGAATTCACATCCCTCCTTTGGAATCAGCATGGTCCGGACAAGCTGGGATAAGATATCCGGCACGTTTCCGTAAATGGAATCAAGGAGCTGAAACTGTCCCATCTTCACAAGCTCTCTTGCTTCATCCAGTGTCGCGATGCTGTTCCGCTTCAGGTTCTGAAGCTGCAGATACCGGGAGCTGAACCGGCAGGTACGGGACGCACCGTTAAATCGAAACAGGCCACGCGCCCGGTTATCCCTGCAGGCACAGCGATCCGCTGCCTGGTATTTCTTGACACTGCTCTTTGCCATCAGGAGACGGAGCTTCAGCATCTCCAGAACTTCCTGATCCGATCCGGACTTTTCCAGTGAATCAATCATCGTCTGGACTTCCTTCTTTCCGAGGGAAGGCACTTCGATGCCGCGTTCATCAAGCCAGCTTTTTAGCTGTGAGACGCTGTTCGGATTCTCCAGTCCTGTCAGCTCATACGCCCTCTTCGTCATCTCCTCTGTGAGTATCAGGTCGCACTGGATGGCCTCCGCAATGAGCTGACGGTCCAGAAGCACACCACGGTCGTTGATCCGCTGGTCCACACAATAGGCTTTCCACTCCTCGTCAGACATCGGGAACTGGTCGAGCTTCTCTCGGATGGCGCGTTCCGTGCTGACATCGGTCTTGCAGTATTCCTTAAAGACCTCCCAGCCCTCCGGATCATCGTGTGGAAGATTCCGGGTTCGCATTCCATTGCGCCCGGTCGGCTTGCATGGCTGTGAGAAGTATTTGATCAGGGCTTCACCCCTCTTATCCTTCTGGACATCGGCCCTTAAGACTTCTGCCGCGTTGCCAAGGCCCGCAGGAAGAGACAGCGACTCTGCCAGCACCATCGTGCAGTGCCAACCTTCCGGTGCGATCGTGTGTCCTACGTACTTTGAGAGCGCCGTCCGCTCGAACTCGGCATTCCACGCAGCCTTGATGATGTTCGGATCTTCCAGCGCCTGCCGCACCTTCTCCGGGACCGGCTCATGGTTTGCCATGTCCACCACCTGCACTTTTTCGTCATCAAAGGCGTATGCAAGAATCAGGATCTCAAAGGAATCATCTTCCACGTACTTATGGAGGCCGCACTTTGACAGATCAATCTCGCTGAACGTCTCGATGTCGATGGAGAGGACCGGGAGTTTTGCACGTGCCTCTCCTGCGGAGATCCCGACAGCGTCCGTGAGTGCTGTGCCTGTGCCCTTAGGGGCTGTGACAATCCCGACGTCTTTATCCATATCGTTCATGTTTCCTTCCTTTCATGTAATTTCGTACCCGCCATTGCAGGAGCAGAACCAGTAGAACCACCGCAAAGGCACTGTATTTCCTGCAATTTTGGGTACAAAAAACCAGAGGCAGAGGATTTCCCTACCAACGGATGCGTGGTGAACCGTGTGTGGTTCACGGTGTCATGCACAGCGGGGTCTCCGCCTCTGGCCGAGTAACAGATTTATGCCCTTACTTCAGGTAATCCGGAATGTCTCCGATGTCATCCACCGGCACGAACCCCGATTCATCCTCTACCGGCGTAAACTCAGACGCTGCAGATGCCTTGCCGGAAAGACGCTCTCCGTCCCGGATCAGCTGAATGTTTCCAAGACCTACCGCTACGCCCCTGGAACCGTTGCGGTTAAACGCGTAGAACGTCACCGAGACGTTGCAGTAGCATCCGGAGTAAACCTGCATCGGATCCGTGATCGTCTGGACATTGCGGTCTACGATCTGCGGTGCATCCTCGCTGCTGCAGTTGAAGTAGTACATGCCCTTGTAGTTCGGGTCATCCGGTCTCTCGATGTCTCCGTCATGCAGAGGCAGCTTCAGATTTCCGGGGATCATGCCGCCCCACTTCTTCACGGCGCCGATCTGCTTTGCCTTCTCAATTGATGCCTTGATCAGATCCACCGTCTTGGTATCGGATTTCGGAACCAGCACCGCTGTGCGGTACTTCGGATCGCCGCCTCCCATGGACACGGAAGGCTCCCAGATGGAAGCGTAGGACAGGCGTCCCGGGATGATTGCCTTAATGGAATTACTCGTATTTGACATATTGCTTTTTCCTTTCCTCGTTGTGTTGATCGCTACTTTCTATTGCCGTTTTCTTAAGGTGGCCTGCCTTAGGTCCACAGCCTGTTTTCTCTGCCCCCTCCATCCGGAGTCAGGAGCAGATGGCACAGATGCCAATGCACATCCACGCAAGCGCCGCAGGAGCGCTCGCACAGACATCGATAACTCTCTCCACCCATACAGGTTTGAAGCTCTCCCACCCATACAGGATTGCAGTGGTAAAATATCGGGTCGAAAGTGGAAAAAATTTTATATCTTTGAGAATTCATCCTCTGCGGTACCGGAAGGGTCTACAGCTTCTCTTGGATCACTGTCCTCAACCAGTGTGAGCTTTCCCGGCGGTTTCACCACGTACTCACCAAGAATCGAATTGAAGTCTTTCTTCCCCATCATCTTCTCGAGCTGCGAGAGGCTCAGCATCTCCTTCTTATAGATGTCGTGGTATCCCGCTGCTTCTGCAGCCTGTGCCGCCGCGTTCGGATCCGTGAACATCCGCTTGGACCGGCCCTCGACCACCTTGTAGCCCTTCCACTGCACGCCATGTGTGATGGCCTCTGCTGAAACGTAGGCGAACACAGATTCGATCCAGTCCTGGATCCGTCCCAGCTTTGGAAGGATCTTCTCAATCTCACTGTTCGGAATCAGTCCCGGCTGCCTAAAAGCGGGAAGCAAATTAGCGTCGTTCTCAGCTTCGGTGTCATTCGAAGCGTTAGTACCGCTCTGTGCAGCATCCACATCCACGGGGACTGTCTCTTGCGGTGTGGCTACCGGCACGGCATCCATATCCACAAACTCAGACTTCGCAAGGTTCAGCGCTTCCTGTTCCCTCGCCTTACAGTGCGCCTTGGCTTTGCAGAAACGGCACCAATCACCCGGATGTTGCTTTCCCTTGCCCTCATAGGCAAGTTTCGCAATCGGCCTGATGGATTCACACCATACGCGAAGGTCTGCCGCTGACATCTCAAAGGTCCCAATGTTTTCCAGCCTTGGCTGGATAATTGACATTCGGACGGTCCTGATGTCGTACAGGTAATCGAACTCATGGAGCGCTCCAGCAGCATAGAGCTTGAGCTGGGGATTGTCGTGAGCATCCACGAAGACGCCTCTTCCTGCCTTCAGGTCACAGATATGGAGCAACCCTTCTCCGTTCTCATCTTTCCCGATGATCACAGCGTCTGATGTTCCGAATCCGCCGGGAGCAATGAAGCTGTAATCCACCTGATGCTCGACCATAAGGATCGGCGTCGTTCCGTGCTGCTTCATCTCCTCATAGATCCCGATTACAAAGTCGGCATACACGTCGGTAACGCGATCCGCTTCCTCTGTGTCAAACTTCTCGTCGGCAGGCTTCTCCATCGCTTCTCCCAGGTATCGCCGGATCTTGTACTCGCCCTTGCTGTGGAAGAATGTCCCCTCTTCGGCAAAGGGCGAAGAGCCGTCCGGGAACTCCGCTTCCAGCCTTGGAGCCGGTGTACAGTGAAGCCAGCGGTGACTGGAGGAAGCAGACAGTAATGCATGTTTCTCTGGCATATATCCCTCCTATCAGAGCTTCTTCAGCTGCTCCACAAAGTCGGCCCGCTTCTCCTCCGGGATGTCCTTTACGGTGTCCACATCGTACTTTTTCACAATCTCTTGGATCTTCTCGTTCAGGCTTCCGTTCTCCTTCAGCTTCTGAACGATCAGCTTTGTGATGTCGTCCACAGAAGGGGTGGGTGCCGCTGTAGGCATTCCTGTAGGCGTTGCCGCCGGTGCAGGCTCTGACTCAGCAGTCGAAGCATCCGTAGATGCCGTGGCAGGAGCCGGGTCCGATGCAGCAGGCGCAGTCTCAGCGGTAGCACCCATTTCGCTTACCCTCGCCGTATACTCACCCATCTCTGTGAGGATCAGTCCGAGACCTTTCAGGACCAGCCGGATCCCCTCGGCAAGTTTTACAGAATCAAATGCAGAATCACTCATCGTCTTCCTCCTTGTCTTCCAGCTCATATTTCGTGCTGAGGATCTCGATGACAGCTGTATCGCTGACACCCACAAACTCCGAGATATCCTCGACTAACGCTTCTCCGAGATCTGCTGCTTCCCTGGTGCCTGTCTTCATATCAAGGATCCTGTGTCTGTTCCTGAACATCACCGCGATCTCGGCATACAGGACCTCTCCAACAAGTCCCTTCGGGTATCCAGTCTTTGCGGCAATCAGCGGCTTCAGTTTTTCGAACTCCTCCCTGTGGTCATTCATAAGCGCCATAATCAGGTCCTCGTTCTTGTGATCATCGTCACAGCCATCATCGTCACGGTCATCGTCATTGCCGTCACAGCTATCACAGCTTTCGTCGGAATCATTCCTATCGTCGGAATCATCCCCATCATCGTTCCTGCCGTAGTCCGCCTGATTGATATCGAGCGCCAGATCCATGTCGTTCTCATCCGCCCAGTCGCGGAGCTCCGTTGCAAAGAAGAACAGGATCTTCTCAACGACCTCCCGGTCGTAATCGCCGTCCACGCGGATCGTGAGTTCTCCCTCATGCCCCTTGAGATCGCGGTGGTTATGTTCTGCATTGGATACGATCCTCTCTGCAAGCATCTTCGCCATCTGTTCCGCGTTGCTGATCCTGGCCATCTTCGTCTCCTTCATCATCATCTTCTCCTCTATGGCGCTGCTTTTCACAGCTCTCATGGACCGCGTTATGTCCTCCATGTGCCTCACCGGGATGTGGTATGCCTTAGCTCTGGCGATCTCCTCCGCCATGCCTTCGCTGATGTGGTCACCGACAATCCAGAGCTCATCGCATTCTTTCAGAAGCTCTATCCCTGCCGCGATTCCAAGATCACGCTCGCGTTTCAGGTCATCGTCCAGAAACTGCGTGAAATAGATATGCGGCGCAATCGGGATTGCATCCTCTTCGATTGCGTGACGGCACGCCCTTCTCGCCAGTGCGATGTTCTTGCCGATTTCCACACAAGTGTCTGCGCGAAACGGAGAACAAATGAATACCTTCTTCATTTGCATGTACCTCCTTTTTTTTTACCTTCCCGGGCTGGGATGCTTTTGCTGTTCGTTTGATGGAACACCAGAAGCAAAAAAAATATCCTCAATGCTCTCTTCAGGAAAACACCTCTTGAATTTCTCCAGAAACTCGGCGCCTGCTTTTGAGTGGCCATTCCGAATTCGCCACAGCTGCGACCTGCTGACGCCCAGTTTCTTTGCAAATTCCTCGTCTGTAAGGTCGCCCTGAAGCTGATACAGCCTATCGATGTTAACTTTGTACATCGCGATCTCCTCCTAACTCGTGCTGCTCATTTTGCTGTTCTTTTCTTGGAACACTTACAGACTATCACAACCGTTCGTCCTGTGCAACACTACTATGTACTTTTCATGTATTTTGTTGCATTGGTGGAACATTGGTGGTATAGTAAATACAGGAATCTTAAAGAAAGTGAGGTCCAGGAACATGAAGAAAACGTTGGGTAGCGTTGTTGCCAGTGCTCGGAATGCGAAGGGAATCACTCAGAGAGAGCTGGCAAGACAGGTAAAGGTAAGTAACTCGACCATCTCGAGGATTGAAAGCGATGATGGCATCCAGCCGGATCCCAAGACTCTGCAGACAATAGCACGGGCTCTGGATCTTGATTATAACTATCTTCTCGCATTGAACGGGCAGCTGGAAGACCAGCCGGAAGTGCGAATGATCCAGCGGGCTGCAAGAAAGATGAGTCAGGCGGATCTTAATAAAATGATGAATGTATTGAACACCGTATTTGATCAGGCTTTCACAGAGGAGAAAGCCGGCAGCGACACCGACTCTGTTATAAATCCGATCTATTTTACAGACGGGGATAACAAGGAATAACAAGAAGAAGTGAGCTATACAAGCTATACACCAGACTATACACCAGACTATACAAAGGCGGTAAGGGTTGCCATGGAGGTGCTTGAGGATTATGAAATTTCCCAGGCACCTATTGATTTGTTCAAAATCACAGACGACCTTTCCAACGAGCTTAGACTTGTGCCCTATAGCGCCTTCATGAAATGGTACGGGCTTGACCTCGGGGAAACGAAAAATCTGCTCCAAAGTGATCTGGGGACCACGCTTATATCCCCGCCTAAGAATCGGCGCATTATTCTTTACAACGACACCTGTCCTCGTGAGACCTGCCGTTTCACAGTCGCCCACGAATTAGGCCATCTCTTTCTGGAGCACCCTTCTTTTCTTACAATCACGAAAGACGGTGTGGAAGAAGCGGATATCAGCAAATTCGACTATGATAATTACGAAAAGGAGTCCAACGCCTTTGCAAGAAATCTGCTGAGTCCTGCCCCGCTAGCAATGGCGGTAATGGAAAAAGCGCCCTCGGGACGCCAGAACAGCTATGTGGAATCCGCATTTCTGATTTCTCATTCAGCAGCCAATGTCCGCATCAATTTTGTAAGACGGGATCTGAGAGAGTATTCAAAGCATATGCAGCTCTATGCACAGAGCATAGATCTGCTTTTCCACAGGTACTGCATGCACTGCGGTACAAAGGTTCCTGACGGAAATAGCTACTGTGAAATATGCGGCGGCAGTGACTTTGCAGTAGGCACACACTACAAGAAGACGCCTCACAGCATCCTGAGGCGCAAAAAGAACGGCCAGTTCAAATACTGCCCTGTCTGTCACAACGAGGAAATTTCCACAGGTAGCCATTACTGCCGAATCTGCGGAACGCCAATTCAGAATTTCTGCACAGGAAATCCCCGGCACCACAACCGTGTATATGCAAGATATTGTTCGGAGTGTGGCGCCCCCACTACCTATGGCGCTTTGAGTATCTTCAAGAGCTTTAACTGGGGTGCTGGCATAAACGAGGATGCTAACGGAAATAGGAATAACGAGGGAGATGATACAATGAGATACACCGATGGAGTAGCCTACGATAAGGATACAATGCGGGTGAAGATCTGTCCCGTCTGCCATAATGAAGAGTTTGGCAAAGGGGCCATATACTGCCGGATCTGCGGGACGCCACTATACAACACCTGCGAAAACGGCATCACCGAAGATATCAATGGAGAACCTATAGTACTGAGCATGCATATGAATCCACCGAATGCCCGATTCTGTGAATGCTGTGGAAAGCCCACCGTCTACTATACGAGGCATATTCTCAGGGACTATAAAACATACATTGAAACGGAAGCCAAGGATCTTGTCGCTATTGGGCTGTATGATAATGAAGACGAGGCAAGGGGATTAGTCACAGCACCGATGGAGTCGGATAACAGCACTGCCTCCTCGCCTTCTCATGCATCTGCTCTTACGCCTGACCCTGCGTCCGCACCCGCTCCTGTATCCACACCCGCCCCTATGCCTTCACCTACACCGCAAGATGATCCTGATATTACTTTCCCTGCTCCACTGGACAGCATTAGCAATATCGGCAACATCGACATGCCCATTGACATAGACGAAGAACTACCGTTCAATTGAAAGTGGGATTCGGATCGCGGCACCCCGCTTCGGCGCTTCGGTTTGCTTCATCCTTGCGCTCCATCTTCTGCCCCGGGTCTGCCACCGACGAGGGCCGAAAAACCGCGTGGTTGAGGCATTTTTTCACATTGGGGCAGGTTGTGGCTACTCAAAACGGTTATTTAAAAATGTAATTCTCTATAGGGATTTTATGTTTTTTCTTGCCACAGCTTGCCACAAATAAAAAAGCATAGGAAATATAAGGGTTTGCGAGCTTCGATTGTGGCAGAAGTGTGGCAGCAATCGGATGATCAAAATAAAAAAGCCCCGGCGTAGCAGATCAATTGATCTACCAGCACCAGGGCTATAGCTCTATGTTGACAAATAAAGTACACAATTACTGCCCCCGCCGCAGCATGGAACCGTTCTACTTTTATTCTATCGTGCTGCCATAGCCTCCCCCATCCACCTGTTGCCAGGATAGTCGCTACAGCGCTACTTATTCAGGATGCGGAAGAGATACGGGTATTGAGAAGCGGGGTGAAGGGACTACGCTATTATTGGATACAGTGGTCCCTGTTGTTGAGATGGACAGTCGTTATTAGTTCCTAATTTCTAACTTCTGAATTCGAACTGTTTCTTCTATTTTTCTCCGTCCAGAAACTCTTCAATTCTTTCAATAGACTGCACACAATCAGGATCATGACGATTCCTATAGGAAAAGCCGCTATAATACTTACACTTTGAATATTTGACATGGAACTGTCACTGAACAGCAATGCAATCGGAAGAATGATTAACAGGATGCACCACATAAATTCGATCTTCTTTGAGGGCTGCTGCCCCTCTTCCAAGTGTTTATAGCTATAGCAGGAGCCAATCAGAGCAATAGAGTCAAAACTTGTCGCATAGAAAGCGATCATTGTGCAGATCAGCCAGATTAATACCACCGGCACCAATGGCATCGTCTTTATCATGGCAATGATCAGGTCATAGGTATTCGCACCTGCCTGATACTGTGCGATAAAATCTGCAGCTCCAGCCATCTGCTTCCCCATGGAATAATTACCAAGGATAATGAAACTGACGCATGTACTTCCAACACCAAAAACATAGCCCCCCAATATTGTCTGTCGGATCGTACGTCCTTTTGAAATCTGACCAATGAAGAATGGTGCCGCGATGCTCCATACCATCCAGTATGCCCAATAATAAATCGTCCAGTTCTGTGGAAAGCTGGATGTACGGAGAGGATCTGTGAAGGTTGCCAAGTCCACAAAATGATTGGTCATTCGACCGAAAGACTCGAGCCCCGTTTCAAGAATATATTTACTCTCTCCTCCAAATACCAATACATAAATCAGGAATCCGAAAAACAAATACATACAAGCATTTGCAAGATGACTGATTCCCTTGATTCCGTGCAGAAGGCTATAGGTATAGATTATGCAAGTAATGATCAAAATGGCGATTGTCACCATCGTTCTATTTACTGTAATTCCGAAGAGCGCCTCAATTGCCGCAGCCATCAGAGGCGTAGCTACAGAAAATGTTGTTGCTGTTCCCGCTAGGAGGGCAAATACTGCAAGCAAATCGATGATCCTCCCTGCCCATCCGTCTGTATGTTCTCCAAGAATAGGCCGGCACGCTTCCGAAAACTTCTGACGATTTCTTTTCCGTACATGAAGCATAAAGCCAAAAGCTACAGCAAGGACTAAATAAAAAGCCCAAGGAATAAAACTCCAATGAAAAAGAGGAAAGACACCTGCCCATTCCTGCACCGATCCCAGTTCCGTGATATGTGGATCAGAAGCATACATAACCCACTCTGCAAAGGAATAAAACAGAATATCAGCGGCCAGCCCGCACGTAAACATCATTGATCCCCAGACA